GATGCCCTTCCAGCCGCGAGCTGCGTGCTTGCCTGCCTTCTCGGCGTCGGTGCCGATCTCGCTCACGCCTCGCGACGCCGCCTTCGAGTCAGCGACGAACTTGCGCACCTGCTGTAGCCGCAGAATGATGTCGACAGCGTCAGCCACGACGTCTCGCTCTCACGTAGTTGTTGACGATGTGTGTCGCCAGGTTGCGTTGCCCCAGCTCGTACAGCTCGGCGGCACGAGAGGCGACGACGAGCATCACGATGCGCTCGTCATGACTCGTCGTCGTCAGGTAGTGCCATGCGGGAAGCCCGAGCAGTGCGAGCGTGGCCGCTATTTCGACGTCGTGCCGCCGTGCGATTCCCCCACGAACTCTCGATCGACCTCGTCGTTCGCACCACGCAGCCATTCGAGGTAGTCGTTCACCACGCCGTTGATCGCGATGTCGGGCGACGGTGCGAGACCGAACAGCGAGCGCAGAGTCTCGCGTGCTGTGTCGGCTTCGGGTGTCAGCTTCAGCACGTCGACGAGTCGCTCGTCGATGGCGATCGGCTCGCCGCCGTCGAGCGCGCCGAGCGACTGCCACGGCTCGTCGTAGTCGTCGCGCACGACGATCTCTGTGCACGCGATGACGAGCGTGTCCATGTTCGCAAGTGCCTCCTTGTCCGGTGCGCGCGACGTCGTCAGACGATTCGAGATGCGCGACTGCTCGCGAGCTGTCAACGCACGCAGACGTAGCGCGACCTGCCCGCTGTAGCCGGGGACCTCGGCGTCGTACGTCTGCTCGGCTGCGTGCTCGTCGCGTCGAGCACGCAGCGCACTGAGCAGCGACGAGTCGTCGTGCGAGTCGTGCACTGGCTGGATGATCTGTGTCGGCTCGTCAGTCATGCCACTGTGCCGTACGGGGTGATCTCCATCTCAAGCAGCGCCGCGTCGCTCCCCTCCGAGTCAGGCTCGGGCGGGTGCACTTGCTTCAGCCTGCCGCTGTAGACGAGCGGGCGTCCGTACGCCAGACCGTCGACGTCGAGCGGCTGCTTATTGACGACGACCGTGCCCTTGCCGACGCGCGACATCAGCCAGTGCACGATCTGATGGATGCGTGTCAGGTCGTAGAGCACCGACACGGTGACGTTGCCGACGTTCGTCGAGCCGCCGAGAGCGATGCGCGGTGCCATCGCGCCGGGCTTGTACGTCGTCTCTTCCGAGTCGACCTCGCCGCCTGCGAACTTGTCGAAGGTTCCCAGATTGACGCCGTCGACCGAGACGCGCACGTCGTACTGATCTACGCGAGACATCTCGTCTCCCTTCTCACGCGGCGATCGCCTGCGTGGTTGCGACCTTGACGATCTCGATGACGACCAGCTCTGCGAACGGCGACATGCGGACCTCGATCACGGCATGCAGCTCGCCGTTCGCGATCGTCTCTTCGGTGTTGATCGACGAGCCGACGTCGACGTAGAACGCCTCGTCGGCGGTCTCGCCGTAGAGCGCGCCAGCCTCGTAGTACGGCACGAGCATCGCGCGCAGCTCGCCGCCGAACTGCGAGATCGTGCGACGTCGACCGTCGAGCTGCGTAAAGACGTAGTTCTCTCCGATCGCCTCGGCCTTTGCGACGATCCCCATGTTCAGCCGGACGTTGCCGAAGTCGAGCCAGACGCCGTCCGGGCCGCTCGGGTCGACGACACTGCGATAGCCGTAAGTGCGCACGCCGTCGTAGACGATGCGCGCCATGTCGACGCCTGCCAGGTTCAGGTCCTCGTACTCCTGGTCGGTGTAGCGCGCTTCGAGATCGAGCGCGTACAGCGCCTGACCGTTGACGCCAGCGGCGGGCACGTTCGCGTTGAAGCTGCCGTCGTTGCGCGCGATGATGCCCGCCTCGATCGCGGCGTACGGCACGTGACGTGTCGTGCCCGCTGCGAGACCGGGGATCGTCGCGCTCGGCGCGAACAGTGCGCCGTACCGCGCGTTGGCTTCAGACGAGAGCGCGGCGGCAGACGCTTCGAGCGCCGTCGCGTCGCCGTCAGGTGCGCTCATGATCGCGACGCGATTCGTCGCTGCTGCGTGATCGAGCAGCAGCACGTTGTCGGCGTCGTCTGCTGCCGCGCCCGAGAACACCTGGCCGGGTCCCATGTCCTTCGTCAGCAGATCGAGCGCCGCCGAGAGATCGGGAGCTGCGACACCGCCGATCGGGGAGACGGTCAGACGTGCGCCGCCTTCCCTGAAGAACGCGTCGGCGCTGTCGTACGCGAGCGCGCCGCCCGAGCGGACGCCGAACTTCGCTTCGTACTCGGTCAGCGAGCGCACCGTCTGCACGCCGCCTGACGTGATCGACGTTGCGCCGACCATGAAAGCGGCACCGACGTCGGTCGGCGCGGAGCGCGGGAGCGGCTGCGCGCGTGAGAGAACTTCGACACCTGGACGCATCTGCGCCTCCTGTCAGTCGTCGAGCTGCGGGAGCGGCTCGCTGGGTGGGTACGCGTCGACGTCGATCTCCGTGGTCTGTACGCGCGGCCAGTCGGCCCACGGGTCGGTATCGGGATCGAGCGGCTCGTCGGGCGTCACAGGTCCTGCGCCTGTGCTGACGACGTCGTCGAACTCGACGATGAACTCGGCCATGCCCGCCGAGAGGAAGCGGCTGTCTTCGACGCCTAGGTCGCTGTAGTCGTCTCCGATCCAGTCGACGCCGCGCGCGTCTGCTTCGAGCGACGGGCGCTGAATCAGCAGCGTGCGATGCGCGGCGATGTAGAGCTTGGCTAGTTCGTTCGAGCGCGCCGCGTTGTTGGTGGCGCAGACGACTGCGATGCCGAGCGTGAAGCACGCGCGATAGACGCCGCGCCCGTTCTTCTGCGGCGGCGGCACGGTGCCCGTCGAGAGCAGCAGCGACGCCGGGAGCTGATCGGCGGGCCAGTTCTCGAACTGGTTGACCGTCGACCACGAGCGAATGCGCGGCAGCGTGCCCGCCTCGATGTCGTGCTGACGCTCGACCTCTGCGATGTACGTGCTCGACCAGCGCTTGAGCAGCGCGCTCGCGGCGTGCTCGACGTCGGCACCTGTGACGATGCGTCCGAAGATGCTTGCCTCTGCGTGCGGCATCGTCATTCGACGACCGTCCTCTTCGTCGGTTCGAGCAGATGCTTCGTCAGCTCGTCGTGCACCATGCGTCTGAACTTCGCGTCGCGCGGGATGCGCACAGGTCGCGTCGTGTTGTGGAACACGGCGTAATAGAGCGGCGTGCTGAAGTGCATCACCGACTTGCTGACGCGACGACCGCGCCCGCCGCTGCCCTTCGTCATCGACGCACGCAGCGCGCCGGTCGCGACCATGATGCCGTTGTCGAGACCTGCCTTCTGCTTCAGCTCGCGCGTGCGATCGCTGAGCGCGGGCCAGACGCCGCGACCGTGCGTGCGCCACCATTCGCCCTCTTCGCGTGCGATCTCGTCTTGCAACTGTCGGAAGAACGGGCGCGCGTCCTCTGCGACGTCGGCCATCGCGTCCAGGTGGTACGCCGCGCGTCGCTCACCGACCGCGTAGATGTCGAACGGCGACTTGCTCGGTCCGCGTGCCATTCACTCGTCGAGCGGGTTGACGACAGGCGGCTCGATCCACGGCGGCAGATAGCCCCAGCCGCCGCTGCCCAAGTACCACCACTGCGACGCGACCGTCATGCTCGGCGTGAGGATCGAGCCTTCGCGCGCTGCGACTGTGCCGGGTCCTGCCATCGCGCCCGCCGTCTCGACGAGCCGTTCGAGACCGTACTGATAGCGACGCCAGAGCTGCTCCCACGCGCTGCGCTGCGCAGCGACCTGCTCGGGGTAGTAGCTCTCTTCGATCTGACACGCGGTGTAGATCGTCGCCAGGTTGCGCGCTTCGTTCCAGAGCGAGTCGTGCAGCTCGTAGCCGACCCATGTCGCGACGTCGGCGCAGCCGTTCGTGATCAGAATCTCGACCTGCGTCGAAGTCGGACGCGTCGTGTCGTCGAATGTGCCGTGCTCGTTGCCTGCGTCGTCCTTCGTGCGTGCACGAATCAGCGCGGCAACGTCCTCGACTGACGGACGCCAGTCGGCAGCGAGATCAGGATCGAAGACTTGCGGTGTGCTCGTCATGGGATCAGACAGCCGAACGGGTTGCGACGATCGGCCTGTTCCTCCAATAGCTCGTCGGGTGTCGACTCGGGCGCGTTCTTCTCAGCGATCGCCAGCACGACGGGAC